CCATAAAGAAAAATTATTGTTGGAAACGTTAAGCTGTTTTACTTAAAGCATAACCCGATACATTGATTTGCCTTGCTTCGTCAATGGTCGGTTGCCTTTCGTTTCTATTAAGAAAATCATCTTTAAGATCTGCAAGCATTTTTGCTAAACTAGATTCAAGCCTTAAGGGTTGTTTAAGTAGGCTGTTAAGAACATCCGGGGTAATCTCAATAAAGGGTTCTATATTACACAGGATACACAGTTTTAAATGTTCAAGTTGATCCATTTCGCTTTTGGTTAAAGAGCGAAGGCTAGCCTTTCCATAATGCGCCAGCATTGCCGGATTAACAAATTCAGACACCTTTGACTGCGCTTCGGTTGCCCAAATAGTGGTATTAACTAAATCAAAAGACTTAACAGTTTTTCTAGGGGTGACTTCTCTTTCTTTTCTTTTTTCTTTATCTTTTGCGTTTTTTGGCCTTCCATCTTCTGGCCTTCCAACGGGATCAAACTCCTTTTGTTTCTCTTGCTGTTTATCAAACTTCTTTTGATCTCGTTCGTCCTGCTTGTCTTTTAATTCATCCTTGCTATCCTGAATTTTATCATCACTTCGTCTATCTTGAGGGTTAGTCAAAGGATGGTCGCCAGTATCCTCACAAGGAACAACACCTACATCTTCGGGGGCTATCATGTCCTTAGTTAAAGCAATTTTCTCAAGATCATTGCGATGTTGCGGATTATGATAAGGACTAGCTTTCTGTGGCATAGATTCCTTTTTTCTTTCTTTTACTTCCCGACGAATTCTGATCTTTTCAATTTCAGGAATTTCTCCAAATCGTTCAACAAGCGTCTCGGAACTAATAACATTTCTATCGGCAAGCTGAATAAGTAGGTTCTTCTCGGAAGCTTCGTCAGAAAGAACCATTTGGTCAAAATGAATTTTAGCTGGAAGCCTAAATCCCATCGCCTTTTGAACTATCTCTAGTTCTTGGTTCCACCAGTTAACCAGTATTTGACGACCGTATTCCAGCCGTTCAACAAGAGTTTTAAGACTAATAAAATTATTAGTGAAGCCACCGCTGCCGCTGGCCATGCCAGTGAGGGTAGGAGGCACACCAAGGCCAGCGTATATATTGGTAAGCACCGGTTCATATTTCTCTTTTCCCAAGAATCTAAAAACTTGAGTGCTAGATTCTGTAAACTTTAATTCTGGCCCCCACACAAGATCCATTGTGCCACCGCCGACATTACTCGCTAGTATGTTTCTTAACTTATTAATAGCAGCTTTTGTCGGCAGTATCTTATTGTCTAAATCTCCAAGACTCCAAAGTCTTATATTGGAAATGGCTCCATCAAGAGCAGACACATCGGCCAGCTTCATCTTCTCTAGCATGATAATGTCATCAAGTATGGCATAAATCATGGGGTTGGCCCAAACTAGCCAGTCGTCTTTCTTGTAATAATGTACCGATACCTTTTCTGGGTCTAGCGGTATAACAGTTTCTCCACTCTTTATGGACTCCAGTATGTCCGGGGGAAGCAGGGCTGTTAGATTTCTATGAAAAGGCGTGTTACCACTAAGACCCCTGTTGGTTAAACCTCTAACAAGCTTTGACACCTTCAAAACATACTGCGGTTGCCCAACAAAGGTGGCGAGTTCGTTGCCAACAACTTCAATAGACATTGGGTTTAAGAAATCAAACTTCCAAGGGATTTCTCTTCTGTTAACTTTCAGATCAACTATTTGCATATCAGCATCGCCCATCGAACGAAGCTGTTTTTCTGTTTTCTTATTTATCTTTGCGGTTCTTCTTTTTACTACCACGTTTCCACATCTATACAGCGTATTTAGAAATCTTTCCGTTCGCTCTCTACCGTTAATCTTTTGAAACCACGCCCTAAAGAACTTTTCAATTCTCTTGTTTGGGTGAACAATATTAATTCCCTGACCAGCAAAGTCAGCCATAAGGTCAATAACATTCCTAATTATTCCAACCTTATCGTATGCAGCCATGCACATTTTCATGGCTTCTTTTTGCTGCTGGGGTACAGATTCTTCTGAACGGAACCTGTTATAGTCCTGCCTAGTAAAACTGGTTCTTACCGAACGATTGGGTTCTATATCAAGAAATGATCTACGATTATAAGCCACGGACTTTTGGATGCCATCATAAGCATCAATATTATCTGCTATATCAGAAAGAGCTTGCTGTTTACCAGATTCATCAGACCAAGTAACAAAAGATTGTGCTTTTTCTTGGTCTTTTATTGGGTTATCGTCGGGCATTGTTCCACCTATTGAATTGTAATTGGAATGATGGCAAATTAATCTAAATGATTATACACCAAATTAATAAACATCCTTCATTCCCTCTGTAAACCAAGCTGGCCCTACATATTCTGGGCCGTCTGTTTTGCCTTTTACGCCTCCTGCAAAACCACCAATAGTATCATAAACAGGAGGAGGCGGTATGCGCAATATCTTTCTTGCAGACATGTTCGCCATAATCAAAGAAGAATACCTATCTTTTCTTAGGCGATCTTTTCTGCCACCGGGAAGTTTAACTTCTGGCGTATCCCACTTATCCCTACCGCTTACGGTTTGCATCATAATTATCATAGAAAGCTCATCTTTAAGCTCCTCGATCTCCATAACGCAGTCTTCCAACGTGTCATATATCCTGTCTTTTAATTTATCGTCAGATATGGCAAGGCCCAATGTTGCTGAATCAAAATACGGAAATAGAACTGTTTTATCTTCAAAGTCTTTTCGTAATCCATGATTAGCTTCGCCAACCCAGTCTGCCTTAGCAAATTGAATCATCTCTACAATATGCAGTCCCGGTTCACCGTCTGTATCTTTTTCCTTTTTCTCGTCGATAGTGGGCCAAATAGCCAATTCGCCTTCTTGAATTTTGTCTTTATCATGTAGCGCTTCAATAATAGCAATACCGCCCCCTTGTGCGTCTAGCGCAATTTCTTCACACGGAAACACCTTCATCAAGTCTCTAATTTTTCTAGAGCAGTAAGAATAAAAGTCTGTTTCATCAGCGACTCCTGCTTTTAGTTGTTCCTTGTGTCTACCCCTGTTTGTTGTCCAGCAATAAACAACCCTACTATGGTCTTCATGCACTTCCATAACCACTATAGAAAAATTGTCTACTTCAGAGGCTGGATCAATTCCGTACACATATCTACAATTTGGATTGCCAGTAATTACGGATTGAAAATTGACCTCTCCGCTTGGCAAACTAATCGGGTTTTCAGGAGAAACAACACAGCTTTCTATTAAAGAACGTTTGAAAAACCCATGACTATCCGTAGCAAAACATGCTCCAAATTCCATCTGATAAATGCCAGAATGAACAGTGGCTTTAGATCTAGCCACCTGAGCGGCGTCCATGAATCCTTCTGGCAGAAGCTCAAAAGGAACACGAATGATAGAATACTGCCGCCAATCAAAGTCTGCTGGAATTTCATCTCCTCCAAATATTTCGGCTAGCTTTTTAGGATGTCCCTTGCTTTGGATAATTTGTTTCCACTTTTTCCAATATTCAGCAAAGTGATTAAAGTCGTAATAAGCAGTACCAGAAAGTATGATTTGGTTTCCAACCCCCTTATCAATTGCCTGCTCATCTCCTTCTATTTCTCCAAGCTCTGCGGCCTTTTTTTGTGATGCTATTCTCCTTACATTTTCTACTGGAGAAGCGGTAACGGCAGCAAAACCAGCCACAACATTTTCAAATATTTCGCGTGGAATAGACGCAAATTCATCTGCAATGATATCGTTGGCGCGTTGACCACGAATTTTAGTGCCATCACCAAGTGGCAAGCACGTTATTGTGCTTTCACCTATCGTCAACCTACACATATCAACACCACGTCTAGGGCCACCACCACCGCCAACAATATCCCGAAGAATAGGAGAATTTCTCCATATTCCATCCATGTATTCAAAAAGAATCTTAGACTGTCTAAAAGCGGCACCAACAATAATGACTTTTCTTCCCGGCATTAATAAAGCACGAAGAATCGCATAGACAGATAATATAAAAGACTTTCCAAAACCACGACTGGCTATAAGCATTGGAAACTTTCTATTCCACATTTCTCTAAGCATTAAGGCTTGAGTGGGAAGAAGGTCTATGTTGAACATCTCCTTGCAAATGAATGAGAAATATTCTGGAGTGGTCATCAACCACGTTAGCTTGGTTGTAAATTCTTGCTCAGTTTGAACACTAAATGGATTGATTATTTTTGACTCATCTACTTTAAGATTGAGCCAAGCGTCATTAATCTCTTTTATATTTTCAGTTTGATTGCTCACGTAGGAGTATCTCCGATACTTCGTCAAATATCATAATTGCTCTTTCTTCTGCGTGTTCTTTGTTTTCACAAAAGATAACCTGAACTCCGTGGTTCTCTTGATATTCGCAAAGCTTCTTCCACATAAATTTACCATTCATTCTTACATATTGAATTTGCTTTTTGGGAATCCCTGAGTTCTTGGGGAAGTTCATTAGGTCGTCTATGGAAAATTCACAAATAATATACCTCCAACGAAAGTTGGCCATGCGCTCAATTTCAGCCTCGAATGCTTTTCTTTTTTTTCCGAGGTTAATGGCTAATTCACCCGTGGAAGCCTTTCGCTCAATAACAAGCTCTTTTTCTAAGCCTCTGGCTGTATAATCACCCGTCTTTAAACCCCACTTGGCAACGGTTTGACATCTATCAAAAGATTCAAAATTCCAACCGTTTTTTTCTCTAGTGTCTTTTAGGATTATATATTTTTGTGTCATGTTTGCTGTTGCCGCATAGAAAAACCCCTGTAAGCATGAGTGCCTTCAATATCTTCAAATTCTATACTACTAAAGTCAATAATTTGGCCATAGATATACCTACGGTTTAATTCATCAATTGGATGATAATTCCCAACGGCAGAGTGCGTTGTGTTGTAATTCATAGAAACAACATGGCTTTGCTTTGGGCAGCATATGAGATTTTTAGATATTTTATCTCTATTGTTCTGTGTAAAGTTTTCTATCTTCTGTGGCAATATCGCCCACTGGTTCGTTGTTTTGGTAAAATCATCATCGTCAAATAAATCCAAAACATCTTGGGTTTTGTATATAACGCCATCCCAGCTAAAACAAAAACCGTAGTTATCGTATGGGCTATACTCCTTGAATTTATACTTTATAAAATCTCCATCTTCAGAAACTGGAACTATTGGCTTTTCTGTATTCTCCGTAGTGTTATTTCCTAGACGCAAGCTTAAGCACCAAGTATCATTATCCATCTTGGATATCAACTCTTCAGGAGAAACTCTTAGGGGCTTGTAAAAAATACAATCATCCATGAACAAAGCAAAATGACCATCTTGATGTTTTTTTAAAAAGTGATAGAAATCAACTAAGAGATACGTTTCTCTTGTGAAGATGGCTTGAGGAAATTCTGCCTCTACTTTTTCGTACCCAGTTTCAAACTCTGGCGTGGTTGCCGTCCATACAATATGGGGCTTAAAAATACCAGTAGCATTAAAATAAAGACTTTCTAGAAGAAGTCTTAATTGACAAGATCTATTTTTACTTACTATCAGTGTTGGTATTGTCATTGTTGTTTCTAACTAAATCCATAAACAAAGGTTCGTATTGAGCCTCAGACCCCGTTATTTGCTTGTGGCATCTCCAGCACAGGGTAATTCCATTATCAACATCATATCTTAGATATGGAGCATCTGCCCATCTTTTTATGTGATGAGCGTTTAATGCTTTCTTATATCCACATCCGGGCATTTGACACTTACGCTTGTCTCTAGAGAAAACCCTCTTTCTCCATTCGGCGTAAACGGGGTCGCTGTAATCTCGTCTCATAAA